CTTGGCATAGTGGGCATAGTGGGCATAGAGGCATTTTGTATGAAATGGCATGAATTAACATCTTTACCACAACCATTTGTGAATGTCGCCACTACATAAGCCCCTTGTATTATACTTTGATTTGGGTTTGTCCAGTACTTACCAGTCTTGAGCGCTTCCACGGTATTAAATTTCACTAATGCCTGTGCCTGTGTAGGAATTTTAGTTATAGCATTTATATTTGAGGTATCAATTTTTTGCGTAGCAAGTACATTTATGCTGTTTGGTGTATAACTACTAAAAGATCCTAACATTAAAGAAGAATCCTCATAAAAATGATGATCCTCGTCGCATAAGCCATCTGCATTTAATTCGGGTTTATCGGTTGTGTTTAATTTAATACATAAGTTTGAACAGCCAATTGAAGGTGGGGAAATTGGAGTAAACTCTAATTGAATTTGTTGCATTGTTGCGGGTATATTATCATCACACAAACCATCAATAATAACAAAGGTTCTAAGCTCACTTAATGCGTAACCATTTAGGTCAAGATCAACAATTAATAAATCATTATAATCTCCCACATCTCTTGGCAATCCACCATTATTTAGTCCAACAACTGCGTTATATTTTGCCATAGTTGTCAAAGTTACTCCCTTTATACTAGGAACTCCAGTAGCAATAATAGTTGACACGCAAGGTTGAGATACATTCACTGAAGCTGGGTCATCGCAACAGTCCTTAAAGCTTGTTTTAGGTTTTATAGATACGGCATAACGAACACCTGGTGTAAGAACAGGCACTAAAAAGTTAACTTGTTTTGGATCATTCCTGCAGACCATTGATGTAGAGGCAACATCAGTGCCAAGATAAGAAGAGCCATCGGCATCCATAGTGGGCGCGCCTTGTTTTAAACCAATTAAATATGATCCACCGTTATTGAGAAGATCATTACCTACATTAGTTGGATATTTCAATTCACGAGCTCCGGGTGCTTTATCAATAGCAATACCTAGTTCATAATCATTCATATCGCTACCATCATCACTATATACCGATGAATATTGTACATATTTCGTAATCCACCCATCTAACAAGAGCTTAATTGATGTATCTTCAACACCTTTTAAGGTAGCCATAAAATAATTTTGAGTTTTATCTTTCATTAAGTGAGGTTTATCGGCAGGAGATAATTCAAGAGTAGGTTTATGCAAAACAGATGTATTTGCGTCAGCGGTGGCTAAAGACACTGCGCCATAATTGCTTGAACCTTGCGGATCATTAAATTGAAAATAGCCTTTTATTTTATATGTCGCTCCCGGAACAGTTTGCACTATGCCACTTGAAACATTACCATCTTCTATAATTTTATTCAAATTTTCAAGAGAAATCTCAATCTCAACAGGAGAAATTGGTGCAGAGAAAGTAGAGGTTCTTGGTAATGCAACAACGCGAAGTTTAGCCACAGGTTTTACGGCATTTTCATATTTATGCGCTACCTCCAAATAAGGATTTACAATTAATAAAATTCTATCAATTAACGTTTTAATAGTGTTTAAAATTTTAGTATATTGATCTGGGGTATATGATGTAGTGTCAGTTAAATTGGCGGGTGTTAACATATTATTGGTTACACCACTAGGCAACATTTTATTCTCAAGGGGAACTGTATCTAAATTCAATGCAGCAGCATATTCTAGTACTCTAGTATACCACTTTCCAATCTTATCGTTGAGAAATTTTCTGTTCTCAAGCGTTACAACATTTGCACCAGATGTTGCTCGGTCGCCAACAGCAAGAGTATATGCATCTTTTAACTGATTATTATAATATATTACAACCTTTTTAATCTGCTCTAATTCATGTTCATTGTATGAAAGACCATGCCTAAAAACACCAGTACGTTTTGAAGTAAATGGGGTTGTAACAGTAGAATCTTTTGGTACTAAGGTAAATGAGACACTTTCATCTTTAGCAGCAACAGCAACAGCAAGTCTGTAATCTTGGTTAATTCCTACTTTAGAGGACACATATCCAAAGTAGATGTATGCACTATTTATAGAATTCCAGTCAACATCATTTATTCTTGGACCACTTGTTATGCTTGTTATAGTGGGTTTCAAAAGAACTTCATTATCGATAAAGTTGGGAGACCCAGGTTGCAACTTATCTTCTTCATCCGTTAAGCCTGTAGATGGGTTATTTCCAGCCCCAACTAAATCGTCTATCCTTACTTTCAACGTTAAAGTATGTACTCCATTCTTAGATTCAGCCTTTTCAAATTTAAGTCCAGTGACTGGCGCGTAATCGCCAGCTTTAAGAGGTCTTCCTGCTCTAGCGGAAAAGTAAGAATTATTGGGGCGACCATTTTGTATTCTCTGTGCGCGTTTTGTAGATATGACATTTACTGTCGCATTTTGATAATTGTCACCTTTTACATAAGGCATGCCAGATGCATTTAATAATGGCACAAGGTTTCGTGTATAAAGCTTTATAATTGCTTCACCATTCATGCAAGTTGAGGGAGTGCCATCCGCCATTAATTCCACATCATTTTTAACTTCCATACTTTCAATTACTGGGTTAATGCCTGGACTTGGGGTAATAGGTTTGCTTGGGCATGAATAATAAAGGTTTCCATTAGTACTATTAAAAACTGCTTGTATTGAGCTAGTGGTGGAGGTATGCACTCTAGAGTTTTCTGGATACTTAGTTAAATCTACAAGGCTAGCTCCCTTGGGTAGTTTTACTGTAAGGGAGGCACTGTTCAAAAGGGTAGGATCACTTCTTATTTGTGAAATAGTCTTTGTGTTGCCATTTTTACCTTCGGGATTCAGAGAGAGCTCATTTGGATAAAGTTTTCCAGTAGCATATTCTAAAACCGTATAGTCCTTTGAAATTGTCGTTAGTGAAGAATCACCTAGTTTATATTCCTCAATCCCCACTTGCTTGCTTGCGCTATCATATAATGCAGGACTTACTATTTCCTGTATTACCCACTCACGTCCATTAGTGTTAGATCTAAGAATGTCAAAAGGATGGACGATATTTACATCTGCATCTAAGCTTGAATTCCTTGCAAAGTAAGATTCATTTAACATATATCCGATACGGCCCAAAGTATCTCCTGTTTTAGTAGCGATATTGCTAGCTAATAATTCATCCGGTGAGGGAACAATAACCAAACATTTGCCATTTCCTGTATAAAATGTAGTGGGAGGGTCAATGCACAAATCATATAAAACAGATGCACCATCAGTAGAATATTGCGTCACTAAACCTTTTGTGGTAGATGATAACAAGAATGTAAATAATGTATTTGTTGAACCATAAAGATCAGCATTTAGTTCATTGACACAAATGCTTGTGTGATTGGGATACCCATTAGTAGATGCATCAAAAGGCTTTGCGCTGTAATATAATAAAATATCTTCAACTCCATTGCTTGTATCTTTACCTAAAAAGCTAGTGGGCACGTTAATATCAATACCTCCCATATTGCTTCCTTCTTTGGCAAATAAAAGAGTAATGACTTTATTTATAAGTGGGCATGTTCCCCAATCCACCTGAAGAACAATGCCCATGTCAGTGGAGCTACCATTTTTCAATTGAACCGTCTTTGCGTGTCTCATTGAGGATGAAGCTCCACCGTCCAAATCTACAAAAGATGGAGCGGTAAAGGCATCATTCATTACTAAACATGCGTCTGATAGAGCATTGTTAATTTCGCTCTTATCGTTATCAAACTTAAAATTTAACACGAGTTGATAAAAAGTAGGTTTGTTCTCATCGTGATGATAATCATCAGGTACAGGAACGTGTAAAGTTGTTGATCCATGACGAGTAACAGGATATGAACTAGAAGTACGATTGAACGTTGTTCTTCCCTCAAATTGCTTGTGACTGAATGGAACATCTGTTTTGCTATATATTTTGAATCTTTCGCCCTCAGGATATGGAACCTTGCCATCTTTGCTGCAAACTAAGAAAGATGCTTGAATATTTATAACATCTCCCCAATTTACTGCGACCTCGTCCTCATCGTCAGATGAATCAGAGTTATAAGATGAGGATGAAGAATCAGTTGAATATCTGCCACTTCCATTTTTCTTTCCTACACCAGGGATATTTGAAAAATCTACCTCAAGTGGTATAGAATATGAACCATTTTCCTCGCTGGTTGAGCGGTGTTTGTCAGAACATTTGTTAACTATTTTAAAGGGACCTTTCTGACGGCAGGTGAACTTTACTTGCACAGGATCGTTATCGCAAGGCATATTATAATTAATGTAAATATAAAATTTTTTTCAAATAATAATATTTCCTAAATAAATAATTATAATTATTTGAAAAGACAAATAAGTCATGTGTTTTAACTAAATTCATACAGCAAATAATAGTTGGTTGTTTTTATAAAATTTTAAACATGTAGTTTTTAACGCGATAATTCATATTATTTGTTTATCTATATGCCATTGGTTTACTTGTTAATAAATATTTAAACTTGCATTATTAAATTGTGATTTCTAAATTGATTTATTTTTAAAATATGTAATATATTTAAAATTGATATACATATATTATTAAATGAATAAAGAATATTCGCCTATTATTATGCAAACAACAGAAGAGATTCAAAAAATATTTGTAAATGTCAATCCATCAAAGAAACGTGTTTCAAAGAAAAAGTCTAGTGAAATTTCTAAAGATGCTGCAACTATTTCCAATAATTCTCAAAATATTTTGCCTTTGCAAAAAACTCCAAGTTTAAATATTATTAATAATTGTGATTGTATTTTGGGGATGAAGCTTCTTCAGCCAGAGAGCGCAGATATTATTATTTGCGATCCACCATATAATATTGGCAAGGATTTTGGTAATAATAGTGACAAACAGTCTATGGATCAGTACTTGGCATGGTGCGACGAATGGATTGTTGAATGCATGAGAATTTTAAAACCCAAAGGCACATTGTATATATATGGGTTTAGCGAGACGCTTGCATTTATTAGAACGCGTTTGTCATGTAATGTTAGGTGGCTTGTATGGCATTATACAAACAAGGTTATACCATCATTGAATTTTTGGCAAAGAACCCATGAGAGCATTTTGTGCTGTTACAAGAATGCACCAGTGTTCAACCGGGATGATGTTAGAGAACCTTATACAGAAAACTTTTTGAAGAATGCAGCTGGAAAAGTGCGAAAAGCGACTAAAGGTAGGTTTAGTAATGGAGAGAAGGAGACGACATATAAGGCACACGAAGGTGGTGCTTTGCCACGGGACGTGATAAAGGTGGCAGCATTAGCAGGTGGTGCAGGAAAAAAGGAAAGAGTTAATCATCCTACACAAAAACCTCTGGCTCTATGCGAAACATTAATAAAAGCCGCATTGAATAAATGCGATGAAACACTAATAGTAGTGCCGTTTGTTGGATCTGGCTCAGAGTGCGTTGCAGCAAAAAATATGGGAGCAAATTTTATTGGTTATGAAATTAATGAAGAATATGTGGAGATCGCCAATAAAAGGCTTATAGACCAGATTTAAAAATTAAAATCTATGAATGTTTGTCTTTACTTGTTGTATGATTTTCTTTTGAAATTGTATTTTTTTGTTGACGTTTTTCGGCGAGACGTTCTTGATCACGAACATGTTTTGCAGTATAGACAGAATTTGGTGACTGTTTATCGCGCCCTTTTTTTTCTCTTCTAGTTTTTGGTTCATCGCAATTAGACGGCATTCTTAGTAATAAGTTATATAATATACATTTAATTTGCAATAAAACCTTTCAATTTTATTTTTTTTTATGTTTTTAAATCAAGATTTTTATATATATGCATGTATTATATATGATAAAAGTTAGCAATAAAAGATCTACAGGTGGTAGTTTATTTCACTATGCACATTTTTTATGCGATTGTTTATTTCCTGAAATAATTAATAATATTTTTAAATACAACGAAGTTATAAGAGAAAAAAATATTCGCCAAACAATTGGCAATTTTAGTAAAATTTATAAAGATGTTATGATAATTAAGCACAGGGAAATATTGCCCAAAAAATTTAATGAATTAAAAATAGGAACACTTACTTATAAAAATAAAGAACAATATTGTACTAAAATGCATTTTAATAAATTTAGAAATTTTATATTTTCACGATATAAGATAAATCATCTAGAATATAAAAGTGATTATCCAGAAGTAATATTAATTAAAAGAAGTGATCGCGTTAATTTAATTAATGATAAATATTTATCAAAATTAAATACAAATCCTACCACGGGCAAAGAACGAAGAGAAATTGACAATATTGATAATGTTGAGGCTTATTTAACTAATAAATATGGAAATGCTTTTAAAGCTTTATTTTTTGAAAATATTTCTTTTGAAAACCAGGTTTTGTATTTTAATAATGCCAAATTAATAATATGTGCACATGGCGCAGTAATGTCAAATATGTTTTTTTGTAAAGAAAATACAAAAATTATTGAGGTAACATGTAAAATGCATTGGAATTTTTTTAATAAAATTTCAAGCATATTAAATTTAAACCATATAAAATGCACTACAAATGAATATAATGCTGTTATAAATTGCATAAATGAAAATGAAATATAATATAAAAAATATTTTTCAACTAGATATATTTATGTTTAGTTGATAAATTTAATAAGTTGCGCCATTGTGCAGTAAACCTCGCATTTTTGTTTGTATTGGAACGAATCAAAGTGAATGTTGTCAAGGTCTTCATATACGTATCCAAATGTGCAGGTCTCTTGATCTTGGTCGCGCACACCATTAACAGTAACCACATCTATTCTCATATCCGCCGCGCGGATGGCCTTTCCACTGCAATACGTCTTCACAATGGTCTTGGTGTCTGGGAAATGAAATGTATATGTTTCGCCCTGCCGAATGTAATAGTTAACATTTCTACCCAGATTGATGCGAACAAGTCCATCCAGATTGATGCTCTCAATTGCAAGTGGAGGATTAGGATTAGAAAGAGCTTCGGCCTCCATGGTTGTAACAGGTGTACATTACACAAACAGACAAATAACTCTTTCAATTTTAAAAACTATTTTATTAAATTAAAAAATAATAATACATTCAAATTAACATAAACAAGTAAATTTATAACTAAATAATATGCAAAAAAAACACGTTGTATTATTTCAAACAAAACACCAAGATTGGATTGCTTATTCTACTACTGGAGCCGATGCAAAAAGAATAATAAATGTAAATAAAAAACATGCAGTTTTTTATATTTTTGAATGCAATTTATTAAAACAACATCCACACACTATGAAATTAAAAGCCCCATTTGAGAAATATTATGATTGCAAAAAAATAATTAAATATAAGGAAGAGTCTTTTTCAGAAAGTGATGACTACATTATTATTAGTTATGAAGATGATGATGATGGATCAATTTGTTTAGATGTAATGTGCAAAATATAGCTATTTTTCTAGCATTTGGTGAAGTTGCATATAATTGTATCGCCTATTCTTTGGCGAAATACAGGAACCAACAATATACTGTTTCAACTCCTCCGTCACACAAATAGACATCCATAGTTGTGACGACATGCTAAAAGTAATACTCATACTTGACCCACCCACCAAGTTGGTTCGCCAACCAACTTGCTTATCTCTATTCTGTCCTCGTTGACCAATCATAGGGACCCATTCATAAATTGCAGGATCAAATGCAGGATAGTCACTTGGTACAAGATACCAATCATATTTATATTTTTCACATGTTTCTTCTCTAACAATAATGGAGTAATACTGGAAATTCTTCTTGGCATTTATTCCAAGAATAATTTCGCTAATATTTCCGCAATTTGCATTAGAACACAGTGTTGTCAAACGATACGAGCTTACATTAAACGCGCCCATATCTCCCTCGTATTTTGCAGATTTGTTTGAAATATTACCTAAAGCGCACGTAATATCGCTTCCAGGTGAGTGTGAACCACAACTTTTATTTTCTACCGGGCATCCGCTTTCCACAAAGATTTGTTCATTCAGGTTCTCCCAAATACTCTCCTTTGCAGGTTCGCTATTAACAAGATGATAACCTTGAATACACCGATCAAAGTTAATGGAAAGTTTATCTCTAATACTGGCCAATAAATCCGTCATTTTTTTGGTTTTATTTGTTGTTCCAATAATACGTCGCAATCTGCTGTTAAAATACAGTGAGTCTATATATATTGTAAACTGTAGTACAAATAAAGCAAACAATAACCAAGGATTCAATTTTTAAAATAAAGAGATATAAAATTTTTATTGATCGTTTAATTCCAATATATGAGGATATTTATCATTGATTAAGTTTATTAGCTTATCGGATTTAATAAGTTTGTCGCGCTTTAATGCATCGGCTGCTTCTAAAATAAGATCCTTTGAATTTTGAACAATAAAATAAGCACACCTGTAGGCTTCATGAAGCATATCAATGACATCAGTATCTATGAGCTCCTTGTACTTATCACTCAAGTTAGGATAGATGACTTTCTTCCCCATACCATAATAAATAATCATCTTTTGGGCTAGCTTCAAGGCCTCCTCAAAGTCATTAATGGCGCCAGTGGTAACAGAAACGTCATATATAACCTCTTCTGCAATGCGACCAGCGAGAAGGATCATGAGATGTTCAAAGAGCGCTTCTCTTGTGTAAATATTAGATGTACTACTTTCAAATACAGTATATCCTGGACTATTGGGGGAAGAAAGATTAATGATAACCTTGGTCATCTTTGCATGATGTTTGCACAATAGTCCAACAATTGCATGCCCCATTTCATGAATTGCAATATGATCAATAATATCTGTTGTAAACTGATGCTCACTTGGTTGCCATCCGGCAATAATCTTATTAAGAACCGCATCAATATCACCATAAGTAAAGTGCTTTCTGTCTCCACGAAGAGCAGTCAACATGGCTTCATTTAATAGATTCTCAATTTGTGCACCAGAGAGCCCCATGGTAAGATCAACCAAGTCTCTCAAATCAACTGTTTTATCATGTGGCTTGCCTTTAATATGAATATTAAGAATTGCCTCACGAGTAAAATTATCGGGTAAGCCAATAAATACGCGCTTATCAATGCGTCCAGGGCGAATTAGGGCAGGATCCAAAAGATCAACCCGATTGGTTGCACCAATTACAAATATGCCAGAAGTGTTTTTAAATCCATCCAATCCAACAAGGAGCTCATTTAATGTATTGTCTCTCTCAGAGGATGCGGTGTCAGCATCGCTACTCCTTTTTCTTCCTAGGGCATCAATTTCATCAATGAAAATAATGCAAGGAATGTTCTTTTTTGCTAGTTCAAAAAGTTCCCTAATGCGCGCTGGTCCAACACCCACATATTTTTCTTGGAATTCAGCGCCAGAAACGGGGATAAATCCAGCTTTGGATTCTCCTGCTAGTCCCTTTGCCAATAGAGTTTTACCATTTCCTGGAGGCCCCTCTAAAATGAGTCCCTTGGGGACTCGAACATTATAAGGAGCATACTTGGTGTAATTTGTCAAAATATCAATGCATTGGGATAACTCATACTTGACCTTGTCATATCCGCCAATATCCTTGAACGATATAGGATAATCGGTAATAACTTGAAAATTTTCAGATTTCTTGTCAGCATCATTTTTATTTCTATTTCTGTTTGTATTGCGTCTGCCATATTTTCTGCTATATGAATCATAATCATCTGCATCGTCATTGTCTTCTTCATTCTCACCACCACGATTAAATATATCAAAATCGGCTAACCCCTGCTTAGAAATAATGATGCGAATACCAGGAATGCTTGTAATGTTTCCTTCAAATAAATCCTTGTTGAGATAGAAAGTATTATTGGCTTGTCTTTGTATAAAATCATCAACATCGTCTTCCCCCAAGATCTCATTGTTCTGTATGGAAGAGTTCTTAGAATTTAAACGTCTAATCTGTTGATGAAAATCAGGATTAGTAATAGTATAACGTCTCTTGTATTTGTTTATAAATGCTTCATGTTCATTTAATTCACTGCTGGAATTTCCAGCAATTCTTTTAATATAACTCGCATAGTAATTTGCAGAAAAAGGATACTTTTTATTTTCCCTCATCTGGTCTCTAATGGTATACATAGGCTTTTTAAAAGAAATATTGATAAGACCATCCGCGCAACAAGAGAAGAGGAAGAAGCATAAAAAAAGATATTGAACCATAGTGTATAATATAGACTGGAGTTAAAACTCTAATTAGAAATTATATAATACTATATTTTTCAAAATATATTATTTATAACATTTAAAGACTACGCAACAATTTCATCCTTGTTTTCCAAACCATTTTGGGCTGCAGTTTTAAGATTCAAATAATACTTTGTAACAAATAAAACTATAATTAGATCAATAGTTGTTTCAATAATTAACATGTCAATTTGGGAAAGTATGATGTTCATATACATGAAGAAATCAAACCATATAAAAATGGTAGATACAGATGAAAGTTCATAAGCTTTTGTATGATTAATAAGAATAGTATTATTAATGTCTTGAACTTGATTGGTTATCCACGGCTTAATAACATTGTGATGCATTGTTCTAATTGCACTATTAATGAAACAAAAAGAAAAAACGGTAAAATATTTTTCATTGTTGTCAATACAAATGTTTAATATGTAAAAGTTTTTATTGGGTCCAAATTTAAATATGCGATTATTGCTATCATCTTTTGCAATAATGTTGCTTAAAAATATAATAATTGTTGAAATCCAAATAATTATGATATGAGAACTGATTCTTTCAAGACTATATGGCAATTTCATAATTGTATTTGTTTTACTAATAATATATTTGAAGTATTTAAACATTTTTACACTTCAAACGCCAATTTTTTTTATATTTTAAATAATATTATATATTATATAATGGCAGGAAAAAGTCGTTCTGGATTAGCAAATGATAGAAGAGCTTATAGATGTGGTAGATGTTATACTCCCACTCCTACTCCTACTCCTACTCCTACTCCTACTCCTACTCCTACTCCTACTCCTACTTATGACTACACATTTAAAGGAAATGGTGTATTAACTCAAGCAATCGTAGATGAAAATATTGGAAATGCGAAAAATATTTTTATAGTAGGTTATACAAGTATTGGTAATAGCGCGTTCTTTGGTAAAACTCAAATTAGATCTGTAACAATTGGTAATACGGTTACAAGTATTAGTAGTTTTGCGTTCGCAGGTTGTACCAGTTTAACATCTATAACAATTCCAAATTCAGTTACAACTATTGGTGGTCAGGCGTTCAATGGTTGCACCAGTTTAACATCTATAACAATTCCCAATTCGGTTACAAATATTTCTGGAAATGCGTTCATAAGTTCTGGATTAACAAATGTTACTATAGCAACAAATCCTCAAATTATTTCAGGAATTACATTCACACCGTCTCCACCAACAGTTACATTTTTTGGAAAAGCAGGTGTTACTATTGTTTATCCTTAAACAATTACTAACAATTCGGGCGTTTGAAATGTAAAAAGGTGTAAAACATTTTTTAATACTAATAAAAAATATTCCAGGGTTAATATTAGTCATCAATAGGTATAAAAAATTCTAATCCTCCAAATAATATAAATAAAACAATCCATACTGTTAATATTAGACACGTGCATCCTAAGCATTGTTTTATGTTATAAGTAATATTGCATTTATAAGTAGGTTCTACTGAAGCTAACTCACGTGCAATAGTAAATGGTTCTGGATCATTTATTAGAATTGCATCACTAACATGAATAACATTTCCATGATATATTGGGTTTATAGTAATTTGATCACAATCATTCATTGATAACTAATTTAAATTAATATATAAAGTAGTTATGTCTATAAATAGTTTTAAACATTTGTAGTCTGTGTTTGTATTACAATATTTTTCTTTGAGCATCCTCTCTT